CCATTTATCTACCCAAACGTCCATACGCCTGTATGCTCCAACCATGCATAGACGTGCTGAAAACGTGCAGAGACGTGCATCCCATTGAAAACAAGCCAAATAAAAATGCCCTAATAGGCGATTTTTTTCTTGCATCCATCCTCTATTATGGTATCATTACTCATGGCAACTACTCGAACGGCTTTCCTAATGACTCAAACGCAAAGCGATGTCGCTCGGTCTGTCGGATCGAGTCTGTTAGTCACCAGAACACCTAAGAAAAGGAAACTCAAAATGCCGGAAGAAACGAAAGCAGTCGAAGTCCCCACGATCAATCGTACCGTGTTTGATCTCGATTCATTTGAGGATGTTTACCTTACAAAAGAAGTGCCATTCCAACCCGCTGCAAGTGTAGAAGAGGCACTGAAACGTTTGGGCGGAGATTCCGCGAAATTATTGGAAGCCGTCAATGATGGATTGCTCGCGGATGCGAAACGCGTTGCGGCGCATGATACTTCAATCCCCTGGATGCAGGAAGTAGAATCCGAGGACGGAACGACAAAGCGCGAAATTTTCAGCGGTACGGTCGCCGATTCCAAGATTGTGAACGAAATGGTACTGAATCTCGCGAAATCTGTTTATGGGTACAAAAAAGCGGCTGCCGCGAAGGATAAAGCCGGAAAGCAAAAGGCGAAAGAACAGGCAATGGCTTTCATCGCGGGGAACGAAGTCATTAAGAATGGTCTGAAAGAAAACGCGCTTCAGGACTAATTAAAGCGCAGTACCCTAAATCACCTTAGATACAGAAAATGTGTCTAAGGTGATTTTCTTCTTACATCCCGCGTGGAATCTGTTATAATTAATCATGGCACAAAACAAAGAATACAAAATCACGGTATCATTTGACGGCTTCCACGTTGCATCTATCTGGTGCGATCGCTACGCGGTCAATAATGATTGCATCGCAGGTTATGTGAATCAGAATATCACGTTTGTGATGTTTCATGACTACTCGGAATCAGAGTTTGGTGGAAACCGCGCGTGGAAGATAACTCAACGTGATGAGATTTTGGCATCATCCGATCAAATGCATGATGCTATTGCACCGCTCGAAGCAATGGCAGGCGCGTGTCAAGGCGTCCCAGATTGGAATGAAATTTTACGCTGAATTTGCCTAATGGCAGGTACTGGTACTCCCCGAAAGGGTACTAGTACTTTGCCAGGAGGTCGGCCCTACGATCTTTAGATCCACTTAAATTTTAAAATTGATGAAATTTAAATATGATCAAAAAAATAAAAATTTGGCGACAAGGAACAAAAATCAAATTAAATATCTACAGAAAAAATAAACCAATGTTCCAAACACACAGCGCGGCAGATGCAAAACGTATTGTGCGTTTATTGAATATCGGGGAAACGTTTGTAAGATATTTGAGGTATTTCAAATTCGAAAAATGTCAAAATCCTTCGAAGAAATAAAATCCGAATATCTCCGAATCAACGCCGAAATCATCGAGTTTGAGAAAAAAAATTTTGGAAATCTCGACTTTGACGAGGCGCGGCTTCTCATCGAAATTAAAATTAGACTAGAAGATGAAATCATCGACAAACTTCGGCTATTAAACGATTTGAGGAACCTGAATAAAATCAAACTAGAGTCAGAGGGCACAAAATGACCTTCGGAAAATTTTTATTTTTTTTCAGTTTATGGACATTTCTTTTTGCCCAGAGTCCCGCGCCGATTTGCCAAATCAAAGATTTCTCACCAACCGTAAAAGGAATTTCCTTTGGCTCTCCTGGGACATCTGTTGAACATTGTTATTTCTGGTTTAATTCCCCCGGCACGGGACAAGTTCAAATTGCTTGCTACTCATTATTTAATCAGATTGTTTACAACACAATTCAAACTCCAATAGTTGGAATTTCTGGATCTTTCGCATTCAGTGATGGAACTATGAGTTGGATTATCCAACCAAATGTATTTCATTTGGCCGGCGCCGCCAGCGACAATATCGAAGTTCATGAAGATGGAACATTCTAAATATGCCTCACCTAAAAAACAGACCCCAACAAAAATATCAGTGTGACTTCTGCCCCGCCAAAAATTCTTCTGTTCGACTTATTAAAGTTCGTGATTCAAAACATCTCATGTGTGACAAATGTATTGCAGCACTAGCAAAAGTATGTAGAATAGAAAAGGAAAAAATGGATGCAGCCACATTTGAAAAACGGTTACAACAGCCAAACTCCGGCGCGGGAATCGATTCCATTAGAGGAATTGGGGATTACCCCTTACAAACAGAAACTTCTGAGAATGCGAATTGATGGTTACACACCTAGACAAATTGCACATCTTGAAAGTGTAACAGAGAAAACAATACATAATCATTTAGCACAAATATTTCAAAAGCATGATGCCAATAATTTAATTGATTTTGTAATTAAAGTGGGTTGGCTTAGGGTTATTCCTAAGCAGTCGTAGGTTGCTCATCCCAAAGGAGAAATAGACTTGACACGCCTGCGCCGTATCCTCTATAATGGCTCATCTCCCAAAGTGCAAGAAAAATCAGAGGATGAAATCTACGCAGAATCTAGAATCAGGGATTCCCCTCTACGCTTCAAAAATTTAGAAAAGATTGAAAACCATGAAACTCGACCCATCTCAGATTCATCAAGTTCTCAAACAGGCGAACCCGCGCCAGAAATCTGAAGATTCCTCTGCTTTCAAAGATCTTTTGGAAAAGAATGGTCTTAGTGAAGATGAAGTTCTTGAATCCATTGGTTCTGTAATGCGAGGCGGGGAAACGGATCAAGTTAGGCTCCGCGCAGCAGAGCTGGGTGCGAAACTTCATGGATTTATGCAACCTGAAGGATTAAATATTCCTTCCGTTACAATCGTAATAAATGACAGTCAAGTTGGTTCCATCAATTCAATTTTAATCCCGCGATAAGGAAAATTAGGAAATGTCAGCGACCCCTTCAGCCCCTACCCAATCAACAGAAAAAACTGCACAAAGTGCTCCGAAGGTGATTTATGTTTTGCATTATCGGCGCGGGGATAACCCTCATCCAATGCAAAAGAATTTCGAAGCTTCTGCTGATCTAAAGATTCCCCAACTTGTAGAGCGCTGTAAAACTTATTGCACTAATATGTCATATCGATTTATATCGGTAACTCCGTGGCTTTCCGATTTAGCCTTAGATGAAAAAAAGGTGCAGCAACTCGACTAATGAAATTTTTCATTCTATTTTTAGCCTTGCCGATTTTTGGGCAACAGGTAGCAACTTCTCCACTATGTCCCACTTACTACGGAACATTCGTGAGTTATTCTCCGAATACATCCCCAAAGACAACAGCAGGTGGATTAGTTGCTACTTTGTTTCCAGGGCAAAAATGTGATGGAACTCATCAACTTTATTCTTACACGCAATATATCGAATCTGCCGCGCGGATAAATGGTCAGTGGAGTCTTCAACAATCCACAACATCTGGAGGAGCATTACCAATTTATGATCTTCCATTTGGACAAATTTGGATTATTGGAACCATCGGTGCTAAGGTTACTGGAATTACTGGGAATGTTGGTCTTGGGACTACTTATGGTGGTGGGATCTCTATTCCTATCAAAAAATGGAAAATAGATTTCTTCCCCGCCTTCCAAAAAATTAATGGTACTGACGTTGCGACGTTAGCAATTTTAAGGCATTAGATAATGACTGAAGGGCAAAGAAATGCAGCTCGTCGGCGCGGAGGAAAAAAATCTGCAAAAAATCCCAAATCCCGTGCTTGGGTAGATATTAGACCTTCTGGATTTAATACCAAGAAATTTAAAGAATCCCTTTCTAAAACCGAAAAAGGTAAATGATGGGTCCCATTGATGCTATTAAGATTTTTTCTCAGTGGGGAAAAATCAAAAAGAATTGGAATGAGGGTTGTGTGTTATCACTTGAACAACTATTGAAGTCGAAAACTTTCTGGACTCTAGTGGCTCAAGGTCTCTTTAATCTAATCCAAAGTGCAACCCCTTTAGTTAAAGATAACCCAAATCTAATCACTGTTATAAATTCTGTATTGACTATTTTGGCAATTGTCTTCAGATTGCATAATACGGCAGGACAGAAGTGACAAAACAGTTCTGGGTTACAAAACATATCTCATTTGAGTACTCGATAAGATTAAAAATTTGGTGTCTGTCTCTCGGCATCAACTTTGAAGATAAAGTCATTTGGTTCAATTTTCTTGTGTTAAATACTTGTTTTATGTGGGATTGTTATCCTGGTAAAATTTGATGGATATTGCTACTATAATTGGGAATCTGTTGGGGCAACAAAAATCTCGTGTCATTCGCTCAGCGGATGGTACAACTTATGGCCCCGCCCAATCTCTAGTATCGAGAACTCCAATCGAATACACAGAAGATATGCCACCTAATAGACAAGGTGAATATTTTCCCCAAACAAATTCAATCCACATAAATCCCAAGTCCAAAGGATTCCCGATAAATGAAGTTACACGGCATGAACAAATTCACGCAATTTTAAATAATTTGCCACAAGCTGGTACCCCGCAGACGACTTCCGCACCGGGATTTATGGATATTGCGCGAACTATTCAAGGCACTCGCGCGGGAAATGTTGAAGATGAAGTTCCTGCTTATATGGCACAATCTCCAACATCCGAATTTTATGGGGTTAGCGATCAGCAACGGAATGCTTACGTGCAGGGATTGTTAAGGCAACTACAAAAGTTAGATCCTACAATCGCCGCGCGGTTCCAGCGACTTTCACAATAGGAGATTAAATGACTGCCACATCAATTAGCAAATGGAAAAGCTGGCCTTACTATAATCCAGGTTCACCAAATTTGGTTTTTGTTCCAGAGGGATCAACTTTTGGTTTGATGCCAGATGCGAATTGGGATATGTCACAGGCAATTTTACAGGATTTAAAAAGTCCTACAAAATTCCTAACTCCAACAGATCCTCAGTATAAAGATCCGACTGCCTATGCAATGAATTTAATTGCATTAGCAACTTCATTGGTAGAAGGTCCGAATTCAAAATACATTATCCCAGCTGGATGGAACCCACAAATTGTTGGGTTGCAATTTGCTCAGATCGTATTTAATGTTCTCCAGCAAATTCCTGTTAATCTTGGTGATCCAGATACTGTGGATGTTTTCACAGCATGGATTCATGGAACTGGTAATTTGTATGGCGGCCATCCTCCGATTGTGGATATTTCCCCAGTTTCTGCCCCAGCCCCGCCACAAGTTCCTGGTGCGAATGTTTCAATCTTTGGAATCTCCCAGGTATAAATATGGCATCACTTAACAAAACCGTTCGTGATACAGCCGCGCGGCTCTCGGCACCCCCTATTAAAAAAGGGAGAGCATCACGGATTTCTGTTCAGGCTGCAAAAGGTGGATATATTTCTGAGACAGAATATAAAGGAACTCATGAAGGTCCTCATTATTACCCACCAGATAAAGCTATCCATAAAAATCTCGCTTCTGTAAAACAACACATGGCTCAAGCATTTAATGATGCTGATGCCGATGAAACTTAAGGAGATTTAAATGGATAAAATGGGAGCAATCCGCGCGGGATTTTCAAAGGGACATTCTGCGAAACACCCTGGATTTAAAGCAGTTCAATCTAAAATCCAAGGTGAAGGATATTCGAAAGAAGCAGCAGGACGCATTTTGGCCGCGCGATCCAGAGGCGCTTCTGCAAAAGCAAAAGCCGCGAATCCGAGATTAAATCGTGTTTAAGTCAATTTTTAAGGAGCTAATAAACAGTATGGCAGCACTAGATGACGCAATAACCGCACTGAAAGCGGAAATTGCAAAGAATACTTCCGTTGAAGAATCAGCAAAAGCGCTGGTTACTTCAATTCCGACTTTGATTGCGAATGCAGTTGCTCAGGCACAGGCGGCTGGCGCAACTTCTGCACAATTGCAAGCGATTACAGATTTGCAAACGCAATTAGCAACGAATGACACAGATTTGGCAGCGGCAGTTACTGCAAATACTGTGCCAGTTCCACCCCCGCCTCCTGCGACTCCGCCCGCTTAATCAAGGTCCTCACAATTTCAAACTTTTTGCCAAAAACTAGTTTATGTAAATTGTGAGTTAGGTGGGGTTGGTTTCATGCAGGTGTTCCCAACCCCACTATCTTCGGATAATTCATGAATCTTGAGGTTTCATTTGCTAATGACCAGCAACGTGAAGTATTTTACGCGCGGAATAGAAATCAGTGTTTTTCCGGCGGTTTTAATAATGGTAAATCATTTATTGGTTGTTTCAAGTTTCTAGTCCTCCTCAGTACCTTCCCTCGTTATAAAGTCGCTATTTGTCGTCAAGTTGGCGCGGATCTCAAGAAAACAACGCGCCAAACATTCTTCAAGATTTGCCCAAAAGAACTAATCGCATCTGATAACCAGCAGGATGGGGTTACAACTCTTACTAATGGGAGTGTGATCTTTTGGTTACATCTTGATAAAGTTGATGAATCGACCCTAAGGGGGCTTGAAGTAAATTCGGTGTTGGTAGATCAGGCAGAAGAAATTGAAGAAAAAGTTTTCGACATTCTCCAAGCCCGTGTTGGTCGATGGGATGATGCAGAAATCCCACAAAAGCTTCTCGATGAAAATCCTAATTGGCCGAAGAATGAAAAAACTGGCAAATATATCGCACCTTCTTACTTCTTATTGCTTTGCAACCCAGATACACAATTCCATTTCATCTATCGAAAATTTCACCCGGATTCCCTCGACAGAAATCCAAACTATTTCTTCGCAGAAGGCGAATGGGATGAAGGATTAGGATCTAAAGAAGGTTATGAAGATGCCCTTCTTCATGATGATGAATGGAAAGAAAAATACATTCGTGGGAAATGGGGAATTTCAAATGCCCAAATCCATCGTCTCCTCTCGGAAAGTCTCCTAGATTATTCACCAGAATTAATTGAGGATATCAAGAAAAGAGGGAATCTCTTCCGATCAATGGATCATGGAGAAACATCCCCAACTTGTTGTCTCTGGTCCGCATCCTATAAGGGAGTGTATATATTCTACAGAGAATATTACATGGCAAATGAAGTTATTAGTAAACATCGCTCTAACATCGTCGATCTTTCTAGTCATGAATCTTATGCTGGGTCATATGCTGACCCTTCTATATTTCATGTGGAAAGTCAAAAGAACGGTGGATTTTGGACAGTTGCGGATGAATATCTGACAAGGGATATAGCCGCGCCGCCAATTAGTTGGATTGCAGCAGATAATAACGAGTTCGCGACAAGGAATCGAATAAATGAATTGCTCCGAGCCTCTCCGAACTTCAAACATCCCATTACAGGAAAAGATGGGAGTCCGGGCATTTATTTCATTAAACGATCCGACGATTACCCCAATGGCTGTTACCATTCTATTACACAACTTCAATCTCAGAGACGGAAACTTATTGGATATTTTGAAGGAAAAGCTGTCTACGACGATGCTAGAGAAGATTCTCTCACGGACCACGCTTATGATCCGATTAGATATTTCGTAGCAATGCATGGAACACAGCGCCCCGCCGAACATCGGAAAGTGCCAAGAAATTCAATTAAGTGGTTTAAGAATCAGATGAAGAAAAACAAACTGCTTGTATCAGGTTCAGCCTCATGCAGTTCGGTTAACTAGATGGATTCTAACAAAACAAAACAGCGGGTTGACGATCAAATCTGGTCTGGTCGCATCGAAAGTGCGAATCGGTATCATGATGCATGGGAAACACTCTTCAAATGTAAAATTCTCGAAGACTACTATGAAGGTCGCCAATGGGCAAATGTTACGGATGGTTATTCGCCATATACGATTAATAAATTTTTTGAGACAATCGAAATTAAAATTGCTGAATTCATCCCAACATTTCCAAAATACCAAATCTCGGCGCGGGAAGCTAATTCCGCTGATGATTTGGAGAGCGCGGCTGATGCAGCCACTCTAAAACAGGATGTTTTGAATACTGTTATTCAAGACAATCGTAAGCATTTCCGCCAAGAGATGGAAATGGCTTACAAAGATAGTTATTTTCGTTTTGGAATGATGGAAACCGGTTATGCAGCTGATTGGATCTTGAATCCTAATGCTTCTAAACCCCTTTTATCAAGTGGATCGGAAATAAACCCTGCGAAAGCATCAAAAATTGTTCAGGAACCCCCTGAATTACCCATAAATGAGCGAATTTACTTTAAGCACATTGGTGCAAGACGATTTCGTGTAGGCGGAATTGATAATAAATATCTTGATCGTTGCATGTGGGTCGGTTATTATGAATTCGTCTATAAGGATGATTTACTTTCATTAACTGGAATCAAAAACAAAGATAAAATTGAAGGTGCAACAGCAGCTAGTGCTGACAAAGATGTCATT